GTTCAATAAAGACTACAGTTGTTTTTCTTTGGAACAAGTTCTGCAATTCCCAAGTAGTCATCAATCGTGGTGGTGCAAGGTCTGGCAAGAGTTACAGCATCGCTCAGCTTGCAATAGAATGGTTTTTTACCATTCCAAACATCAAGATCCTCATAGTCAGAAAGACCATGCCTTCTATGCGGATAAGTACAATGCCACTCATTCGTGAGTTGTTGAATCTGTATGGAATTGCTGATCGCATCAGAGAAGAAAGACAGGTCTTCAACATGTACAGCCCGGTGAACGGGATGATCCATTTTGCCGGACTTGACGATCCAGAAAAAATCAAATCCACTGACTGGAATGTAATATGGATGGAAGAGGCAACAGAATTCAGCTATGAGGATTATGTTGTTCTGAAAACACGCCTCTCCGCTCCGACCTACCTAGGATTCAGAAACAAGATCATATTATCATTCAACCCAATTGACGAGTACCACTGGATCAAGACCAGGATCATAGACGAGAAACAGCCTGATGTAACAGAGATTCACAGCTCTTACATTCACAACCCATTCCTTGACAGAGAATATGTAAAGATCCTAGAAGGCTTGGCAGCACAGGATCAAAACTTTTGGCGCATCTTCGCTCTCGGTGAATGGGGCAGACTTGAGCATATTATTTTCAACAACTGGCTCATCGATGCCATGCCTCCAGACAAAGGAGAAGTCATTTACGGCCTTGACTTTGGATTCAACAACCCCAGCAGTTTGACAGAAATCACCTTTGACGGATACGAAGCAGGCCTGAGAGAAATGATCTACCAAACAGGCCTCACAAACAACCAGCTCAAAGATCAGATATTGAAAATAATTCCTGCACACAGAAGAGGCAGAGATCCAATATATGCTGACTCAGCAGAACCAGCCAGAATCAAAGAACTCAACGACGCTGGCCTGTGGGTCATACCAGCAGAGAAATCAGTAAAAGACGGACTAGATACAGTCAAGCGCCACAGGTTACATGTACATCCTGATTCCACAAATATCATAAAGGAATTAAGAGGTTACAGCTACAAAACAGACAAAAACGGAAGGGTTCAAGAAGAGCCAGTCAAGTTCAACGATCACGCAATGGACAGCGTAAGATACGGCATCTACACTCACAGGCAGAGAATGTTTGGTGGAATACCCGATATAAAAGAACTGTAAGGATCAAACCATGAAGAAGAAAAGGTTCAACAGAGAAGCAAAAGCAGCAAAGCAACCAAAGGCAGGAAATGTCTTTGTAATGCCCTGGGATTCAGGAAGGGAGATAATGAACCCTACCGACTTCCAGAAACAAGTGAACAGTTTCTACGGTACTGTCTATGTATGCGCCAGCAAAAACTCCCAGGCAGTGGCAGCAGCAAATCTGAAACTGTATGTAAAGAAGAAAACAAAGGAGCAGAAGTTCCTATTCCCTACAAAGCCAGTAACGAAGGATCAGAAAAAGTACCTGTACAGCAAAGCAAACATTTACAGCATGGTCAGAAAGGACTATGAACTTGAAGAGATGACAGATCATCCAGTGCTTGACCTGTTCCAAAATGTAAACAAGTTCAGGAACAGATATGACCTCTGGGAAGAAACAGGACTGTTCCTTGAATTGACAGGAAACTGCTACTGGTGGGTCATAAAGAATCAGAAGCTAGGCATCCCAGAAGAGATGTGGATCCTGCCAAGTCAGAATGTAGAGATAGTAGCAGACAGGGAAAAGTTCATCAGAGGATATGCTTACAGGAAAGGAACAAATGTACTCTTCTTCCCTGAAAGCGATGTGATCCATTTTAGATACCCAAACCCTGCTGACATGTTCTATGGTATGTCACCTCTTGTGTCCTGCTACAGTAATGTGGTCATGTCTGACAAGATCAAAGACTTTGAGATCAATCTGATGCAGAACCAAGCAAGGCCTGAAGGATATCTGAGAACAGAAGGACAGCTCAACGATGTTATATATGAACGACTGAAAGACAAATGGGAGAGCAGATATGGGGGAGAAAGAAAAGCGGGTAAAACTCTCATTCTTGAATCGGGACTTGAATACCAACCAATTACTTTCCCGCCAAAAGACCTTGGTAATCTTTCGATGCTTAAACTCTCAAGAGAAGAGATCGCTAATGCATTCGGTGTACCAATTTCGAAACTGACGACAGAGGCGGTGAACCTCGCCAATGCTCAGGTGGGAGAAGCACAGTACCAAAGAGACACAATTCTGCCAAAGCTCACCAGGATAGAAGAAAAGCTGAACGAGAAATTGCTTCCTCTGTATGATGAGAACCTTGTCTTTGCTTATGACTCGCCTGTTCCTACTGATAAGAGTTTTGAGTTGAGCGAGATGCAGTTCCGTCTTGGTTCATATGTATCGCCAGTGAACGAAATCAGAGAAGAACTTGGCATGGATCCTGTTGACTGGGGCGATGTACCTCTTGCTCCTCAAGGAATTGGGCCTCTTGGATCGCAGCAGGAAGCATCTCCTGAAATGCCTGGCGGAGCACCTGCTGAAAAACCAAAAGAAGAAGAAAAGCCCAAACTGTCTCCAAAGGAAGAGGAAGAAGAAATCAAGAAGCTGGCAAAGCTGATTGGCTTGCAGATCAAGAATGATTTGTTTGGCTCTTGGGAGCATTACGGGTAAATGGAGATGCAATCTACTCTTCGCAAGTTGTTCCAAAAGGGTGGCCCAGGCTCAGGCAACTTTGGCCACGCTGGTAGACCTGGTCAAGTAGGTGGATCAGGGCCAGGCAGTGGTTCAGGCAGTGGTTCAGGCAGTGGTTCAGGCAGTGGTTCAGAATTTCACGACAGGACTACATTGAGACTTCGGCCTGGAGTGTTTCATGAACCGCCAGAGAGTGTTGAGTTTGATTTTGGTTTGTATGGTAGAACATCTGAAAGATATCTGAAAGAAAAGTTCAACCTTACTAGAGAGGATCTCTTGAAACTTGCGCCTGAATCTGGAGCAGGCAATGTCTATGTCAAGGTTGATTCACGACAAGGTAGTTACAATGCCTTTTTCTATATACAACACGATCTGGGAGAGGTTTCTGTAGAGCTGAGTAGCATTACGAAAGATCTTCATATCGACTATGCTGCTTTTGAAGAAGAAGCGATGGGGAAAGGTCTTGGAAAAAAACTACTACAGAATGTAGAAGAGCTAGGGAAAAAAGCAGGCATGACTAAGGTGAATTTGCTTGCAGACATTTCTATTGGCAAGTATGCATGGGCAAAGATGGGATTTGATTTTACTCCTGGCAATCTTCCTTCTTTCAGAAACAAGTTCAGTTACTATGTGCAGAGACTTCTCCAGCACACCAATGTTTCTGCTGAAGCAAAGTCGCTCATCCAAAACAAGATCCAGTCGCTGAAATCAGCAAAGGACATTGCAGAATTTGATGTGAAAGAACTCAGGTTCAAAGTAAAGGATCTGAGGAAGGATTTTGAGTTTGTAAATGTTGATGTAAAAGGAGATGCTACACTGCATCTAGGAAAAGCATTTATGTTGGATGGTAGTGGATTTGGCTGTGGCAGTTGGCCTGGACACAAAAGCATAAAGTGAGGGGGATATGGAAAGGACTGAAGACAAAGTTTACAGGATGAGAAGAGAGCGATTGATACCGAAGGCAGAGAAATTTGCAGACTCCGCTGTAGGGAAAGAACCTTGTATTGGTGAGAACAGGGAAGAGTGGGTCGATCGCTGGAATTACACCTTTCATCAGAAGATGAACGAACTGGCGTGTACTGAGAAACTGTTTGATCAATATCTGAATGAAGTCATAGTACCGCACCAAGGAGAACAGTGATGCTTAGATCGTCGGCATGCTTCAAACGAAAGTGTAGGCACTTCATTGGTACAACTGGAGGGAATGGAGGAGAACTTTCTGTACGGTGGACTTGCAGAGCGTTCCCTGATGGTATCCCTGATGAGATCGTACTGGGAAAAGATCCACATGATGATGTGAGAGAAGATCAGGTTGGAGATTTTGTTTTTGAGAAAGGCTCTGGCAATCCCATGAGAGATCTTCCTCCTGATGTTTACGAAGACTACATGAAGAAAGTTGCAGAGCGGTTCAAGAGATGGAGCTAATGCTTCTCAAGAAGCTGTACGAGAAAGGTGGTCCTGGTAGTGGTAACTTTGGTCACGCAGGTCGTCCTGGCCAGGTAGGTGGTAGCGCTTCTACTGGTACTGGTGGAGCATTAACAGGAACTCAAAGAGAAGACAGAAGGTCTACCGCTGAAAGGGAACAAGGTTCTTCTAAAAAAAGTTCTGTCCGTGAATTTAGCAGAAACACAGGAAAGCAACTTGGCATAAAAGTCAAAGTGAACAGCAAAGCGAAAGCAGCGGGCATTGCTGTCCATTTGAATGCAATAGAGAGCCAGATCGAAAGCGCCAAGAGCGTTTATCCTGAGTTGGACAATGTACTGATAAATGGTTCATACCCGACAGATCTTGCCATAAATGTAGAGCAAATAGGAGGCAACCCAAAGTTTAGAGACGATAAAGGCAGAATTGCTCCAATGTCTGTAGATGCTTGTTACACACACAGCAGAGGCGAAATAACGCTGGCTCCGTTTGTCATTGGTACTAGGGACTTCGAAAGAACGACGATGACAGCTGCCAACTCAACGTTTTGTCGTGATACAGTTGATAACGGAGTTGCTTCTGTCTTTATGCACGAATTGGGCCATAAGGTAGGGCATTGCATGTCCAAGAAGAGCCAACAGATGTTTATGAATTTCTTGTCTAGAGAGAAGAGCAATGTTGGATCTCATGTAAGTCGTTACGCTGCAGATTCCGCTTCAGAGGCATTTGCTGAATGTTTCGCCATGACGGTTCATCCTGGGTTCAAGAATCTCATGAAGCAGAGCAAGTGGCATCGTGATATGTATGATGTTATGCAGAAAGTGATAGGAGCAAGTGTAAAGAAGAAATCTGTTCCTAGTATGCTCCAGCTTTTCAAGGGCGGTCCTGGATCGGGTAACTTCGGACATAGCGGAAGGCCTGGTCAGGTTGGTGGTAGTGGTTCCGGCACTGGCGGAGGAGGTGCTTCTTCTGATTCTGATTCTTTTGGAAGTGGTTCACAGTTCCATGAAAGGAAGCCTTCAACAACTAGAGTGGACAGAAAAGGTCGTGTGCTTACAAGGCTTGATTCTCTTGACAAGGACAAACTTCCACCTCATTTGAAAAAGTTGCGGATCCGTCCAGATCTCACAGATGTTTATGTCAACCTTGATCCTAAAGGTGATCTCCTTGCTACAGGTCGGGATTCAAAAGGAAGACCTCAACCTGTCTACAGTGATAAGTTCAAGAAGCACCAGCAAAAAGAAAAGCATACAAGAGTCATAAAGCTGGAAAAGAAATTTGACGAAGCGGAGAGGGATTACAAGGCAGATCAGAAAAGCAAAGACTACCACAAAAAAGAAAGAGCAGATTGTTTAGCTCTTATCATTGATACGGGCATCCGTCCTGGTAGCGAAAGAGATACGAAGGCAGACAAGAAGGCATATGGTGCCACGACGCTCGAAGGAAGACATGTTGTCCAAAGAGGAGGACAGACACTACTTGTATTTGAAGCAAAGTGTGGCGTTCACCAGGAACTTCCTGTTACAGATCCAAAAGTTGCTAGTATGGTCGTAAAGCGAGCACAGAAAGCAGGGCCGAATGGTAAGTTGTTCGATTGCAATGACGGCCAATTGCGGAGCTACACTAAGAAGCTGGATGGTGGTGGATTCAAGCCAAAGGACATGCGTACATTGAAGGCAAACACTACGGCCATAAAAGTCATCAAAAAGGAGTATGGCAGTTCAAAGCCAAAGACAAAAAAGGAGTTCAAGAAGAGGGTGAAGTTTGTAGGTACTGAAGTTTCAAAGGTGCTAGGCAACACTTGTTCTGTTGCTTTGCAATCGTATATCAGGCCTGAAATATTTACGGTGTGGGGTACTTGGTGATGGATAAGGAAAACAAGTACAGTGACTTTGTAGGCGGAGTTGGAGTAGGCCAATTTGACGATGGTTCAGAAGTTGACTGGCGTGCTTATGATCCTCCTGAAACAGACGATGAACTTTTGGAGGAAACTCCTGCTGATGTTCTGGCGATTCTTGGTTTTGATCCTCGTGAGTTCATGACCGATGCTGAGAAGGCATTTGAGAAAAAGAAGAAGAAATATTTGCGCTTGTTTAAAAGTGTACCAGTAAAAAAGGAGAATAACGATGCTGATGGAACCTAAATGCTGGACGAGAAAGTGCAAACACTTTACGGGAGTCATTCAGCCTGATGGAACAGAACTGTCAGAACGGAATGCATGTGAAGCGTTCCCAGATGGCATTCCTGATGAGATTGCTTATGGCGACGATCCTCACGACAAAGTGGTAGAGGGGCAGACTGGAGAATTTGTTTACGAGAAGGAATGATGAATCAGGAACTTCTATTGAGTTTGTTTCAAAAAGGAGGACCAGGCAGCGGTAACTTTGGTCATGCAGGTAGACCAGGACAGGTGGGAGGTTCAGGAGGTGGTACTGGTGGAGGATCAGAATTCCACGAGACTAGTAGTCAGTCCTTTGGTAAACAAATGTGCGATGGCACCTTTGACTATATGCAGTTACGTTTCAAAGACACGGCTGAATTGAATTGGTTAGAAGGTATAGTTAATGAGACTCTCAAAGAGTGTGATACTACCGCTGATACATTTGGTACCTGTGGTGAAGTAACAGTTACTCTTTGGGACAAACTCGGTCGGCCGAAGGATCTGGTTCCTACAGCCGGTCTGATCTACGGGGACGAGGAACATATCTTCCTGTACAACAGGAAAGAAAAAATGTTGATAGACCCTACTGGAAAGCAATACGATAGTAAAGCACCTCTTGTTTATCTAAAGGAAAACTGTCCATATAAGAGTTTTGTAAAGTTACGTCCTGCGGACATTCAAGCATACCGGGATGATCTTAAAGAGCGGCTGAGTAAAAAGAAAGGAGGCCCCGGCTCAGGAAACTTCGGCCATGCTGGTAGACCTGGTCAAGTAGGCGGTAGTGGTCCAGGTGGAGGTTTCGCTAGTGGTTCTGAGTTTCATGTTTCAGGGGGTGTTAAGTGGGAACGCGTAGACAGTAGGAGTAAAGCGAATAAACAATTTAAAGAAAAATTTAATATCAACCGGGTGCTCATTGAAGATGATATTCCAAAGGATATGGCAATCAAGGACTTAAACAAGTTAGGAGAATGCCTTGCTGAGATAGGAACACGGCATCCAGTGGTGTTGGAGCACCTTAAAAAGCACAGGATTAGTAGTGTTACCTTATGTGAGGATATTAAGAATTATAAAGGTGAAGTTCAAAGCTATGTAGGTTTGTGGAAGCCCCCAACCGGCTTTGGGCAAGCCGCAACTATAAAACTTACCACTGACTATTCTGGTGAGTTTAACACGAACTATGTTCCTATAGGAAAACTAAGGAGAACCACAGGTAGTGATAGATATACTGTTTCATGTGGGTTTTTGGGAAGATCAGTAGGAGCACAAGTACTCTGCCATGAACTTGGACATCATATGCAACTCTGCATTGGAAAGAAAGGACGACGCGAATGGGATGCTCTGGTTGAAAAGAATGGGGGTGCAACATGGTTGAAAAATACAATATCAAGGTATGCATCTACACAAATTGGCACGGGTTCTGACTTTGGTGATAACCCTGTCTACAGAGAAGAACACCAGAAGCAAAGTAGGTATAGTGAGGGTTTTTCGGAGGCCTTTGCTATATTTATGACTCCTGGTTATAAAGGTAAAGCATTGCCTGCACCGGTGCATACTTTTATGAGTAAGTACTTTGGTTCTACTTCTAAGAAATCCATGTTGTTTTCTGTGTGGTCTAAGGGTGGTCCAGGTTCAGGAAACTTCGGCCATGCTGGTAGACCTGGACAAGTTGGTGGGTCAGGTAGTGGAGCATCAACAGGTTCTAGCTTTCACAGCAGAAAAGAAAGCGAATCTGATCAGAGTCTGAAAGCCACAATGACTACGATGGCTAAATTCCTTGGCCAGAATGCAAGCTTGGAAGGATACAAGTACAAAGGTGCATACGACCTTATATTAAAGGAAGGGGAATTCTTCAAACTGCCTGATGCCAAATTGCCCAAAGGAATTAAGAAAGGCGCGAACAAGGAGTGTTACAGAAACGCTTTCAGGCTGGCGACTACCTATCCTGATAAGTACACTTATTGCGAAGGATTTGCAGAGGCGGACTTCATGCCTGGACTTCCATTTGCTCATGCATGGGTCATTGAAAATAGTACAGGCAAAGTGATCGACAACACTTGGAAGACTCCTGGCACAAGTTACTACGGTATCGCATTTGATACTTCTTATGTGATCAAGACCGCTGTGAAGACCAAGGTGTTTGGTTTGATCCCAGATATGATCACACCTGAGCACAATCCCTTTAAGGATGGATTCCCAAAAGAAGCATTTGCAAGGAAACAGAAAGGTGGTCCCGGTTCCGGTAACTTTGGCCACAGTGGAAGGCCGGGACAGGTAGGTGGTTCAGCAGGAACAAGTGGGGGTGTAGCAGGATCTAGAATAAGAAAAGAAGCAGAGTGCAAAAAAGTTTCCGCATCTAAATTTGCCGATGCCCTTCACAAGAATGTTGATCCGAAGTTTAAAGCCTATGTGACGATGTACTCTGCTGAGGAATATGGAAAGATGAACGCTAAAACTTTTCTCAGCAAGGATGGTTTATCAGGATTTGCTGTAAAACCTGATGGTGACATTATCTCTGTCTTCTCCGCTGTTCACGGGGAAGGCCGTGGTCGTTATATGATAGAACTGGCTATCGCAAAGGGTGGAACTAAACTGGACTGCTTTGAACCGTTGAACAAGAAGGTCTATGAGAAATATGGCTTTCTTGAAACAGAACGATTCAAATGGGACGATCAGTATGCACCAAAGGATTGGAACTACAAGCGGGACAACCACCCTGATGTAGTCATGATGAAGTACTCAGGAAAGAAAAAAGAATACAAAGGAGGTCCCGGCTCTGGTAACTTCGGACATTCGGGCAGACCTGGTCAAGTGGGAGGTTCTGGTACTGGTGGAACAGGAACAGGAAGTGAGCACCATCGCACTCCAAAACGCACAGACATCAGTAACTATCCGAAAGATGCAAAGGACATCACTCCAGAGATGAGAATGGCCCAAGCAAATTACGAAGACATTCAAGCAAACATGAAGCGTGACCTCTCTAAGATCGCCATCGGAAGACCGACACTCAAAGAGATCGACGGCAATGTTGGCGAAACAAAGAAGGCAATCATCAAGAACATGCTTCGGCAGCACGAGTACTATTCTGCATATCTTGCTGGCGACTCTTCAAACCGTGTGCGTGACTACATAGACCATTGCAGGGAACTGCTGAACAGTGAAGACCTTGCAGGTGTTGATGGGAAGAAGATGAATGAGATGCTCATCAATGCTATTGATAATCTTTACTACCAGGAAATGGAGTCAAACAGGCAGGCGTTTACAGATCACGGAGTCCGTCACATCGTGGGCAACATCATCAGGCAGGATCAGATCATGATGGCTGCGACTGATGGAAAGGCAACTGGCATGGAGAGACTGATGGGCCAGTTTGTCATGATTCACCACGATGTTGGGTACACAACACCTCTTATCAGAGAAGGAGGGCTGCGTGGTGTAATTGTAACTTCTGACCATCCCAAATTCAGCAAGAAGATTTTGGGAGAGCAGTCAAGCATCTGGGACGAAGATACTGGGCTGTTCAACAGGAAGCAGTTTGATTCCATGCTCGATATTGTTGCTACTCATGATTCCACTAAGATCGATAGAAGCAACATGTTGGCGACTTCGATCAGAGTGTCCGACAACCTTAGTTTGTTCAGTAAAGAGAAACTTCCTGGGATGTTTCGGTATGTCGAAAATGGGCAGTCGTTACTTTCTGACATGGGGCTTGCTGCACATGCGGGTGATGAAACGAAGTTCAACATTCTGAAGAAGAATCTCCACAAGCAGATCGATAAATCCAACATAAGTTCTCAGCTCAAGCGTGACTTGAAAGCGGCAACGAAGGAGGTCACCTACCTTACTCCCAAATTCACTCTTGGTGTTTTGGCTGGAGAAATTAAAGGGATTTCTAAAGAAGGGAACAGAGTAAAAGTGTCTATCAAGTACAACGACTATGATGCATTCCTTCAGAAGCATTTTGACATGGGACAGAAGCAGACAAAGAAGTTCTTGAACGACTATGGCATCACAGACTTTTCTAAGAAGTCATACTCCATTGCTGATTTCTTGGATCTGGTGGTCGACTAGGAGGTGACGATGGGCGAAAGTATCTTCATAGAGATTCCTGGAGCATATTCGCGAGGTTCTTTTGTCCAGTTGCCTTTGGAAGAACCAGGTGTGTCTGCAAATTTTGATGTTGAGACAGGAGACTTGGTTGGATTTGATTTTGATTCTGCGTTATGGACAGAGGAAAGAGCTGAAAATTTAGTTGATATGATTTTCTCTTGCTTGTCGATTAGAACTCCGTTTATTGGAGAAGACAAGAAGTCGTTCATGAGGCAGCAGTTGTTTAAAGGAGGATCCGGTTCAGGTAACTTTGGCCATGCTGGAAGACCAGGTCAAGTAGGAGGTAGTGCAGGAATATCTGGTGGTTCTTCTGCAAAACCAAAACCGGAAGGATCAGAATTTCATGCAACAGCAGGGGCAACAGCCAGTTCTGTTGGAGATGTAGCAACAATTTGCAACACTCCTGACAACATGTCTTCGTTAGCTAAATACAACATGACTAAAGAAATGCTTGAGCAATCTCTGATGATATCTGGGATTTCAGATGTTTCCTATGGGGTGGACGATTACGCTGCGGACGGGCTAACTGTCGTTGCAAGTTTTTACAAAGACGGGGAGCACATTGGAGATTGTGGGTTTACAGTCTCTCCCAGAAAGAAGATCATATTTGAGCACATGGTTATGAATAAAGGATCTCAGGCTTCTGGTACAGGCAAGGAAATGGTAGACAATCTTGAATCCCTTGCAAGACAGACTGGGGCAAAGTCCATTGAGTTGTTTGCAGACATCAGTGTTGGTCCTTATGCATGGGCGAAACTTGGGTTTGATTACAAAGACAAGGATGCGATTGTAACAGCAAGGGATGACCTTAAAGATTATGTTCTAAAGGCTGTAGAGGGAACAGGTGTCAAAATGACAGCGCAGCAGAAGCGTGCTGTCCTAAAACGAATAAAAGAGTTAAAGACAGCAAAGGAAGTTGCTGAGTTTGACATCAAAGAGCTACGTATGTCTGCAAGAAATTGGGCAAGCAAGGTTGGCTTTGAAAATAACCACGTGCCTAAGAAACTGATGATGCATGTCGGTAAAGCCTTCATGCTTGACTACACGATCGACGGTCATGGAGATTGGGATGCAGTAAAAAGAATTTCTTCAAGACCGAAGAGAGTGAAATCTTATGGGGAAGATTTAGCTCAGATCATCTCTATCAGAGAAGACTGGGGGAAATTTGTTGTTGATTTCCAGGATGATTTTGATGTTGTTCGTGTAGTTGTGAGACCTGGCAGCTCCCAAGTGCCTGTTGAAGAATTCCGTGTGCCACTTTCTGATTACATGAATTCTGTTGAGCATTACATCGCTGTGATGGGCAAGTTTGATCCTTATTATATAGGTTACTCACCACCGATTGAGTCCTCTCTTGATTTCTTGTCCTTGCAAAAACTGTATAATGAAAAATTCAATCTGTATGGTGATGTTAGTGTAGAGAAAGGAGGTCCTGGCTCTGGCAACTTCGGACATTCAGGTCGTCCTGGACAAGTTGGCGGCAGTGGTCCTGGTGGAAGAGGTGGAAGCTCTGCTTCTGCCGAAGGTGAAGGTGGTTTTGGAACAGGGGGATCTGAATTTCATCGTGGGAAAGTACTAACAACAGCACAAAAGGCTGCTGTAGCAGCGGTGGATGAAGTCGGAAAAGTTGACAGTGAAGAATTGCTCCGAATTTTTAATGTTGTTGCTCTAGAGTATGGTTACACAAAGAAAGACCTTGAAGATCTTTCAGACATGCTAGCTGAAACTTCAGAGGTTGTTGTTCATTGTCACTTCTCTCCTTGGTCACAGGATGATTTTATAGCCAATGGTCTTGTTAAGAACCAATTTCAATTAAAAGCCGAAACTGGCGAAGATCGCTCAAGTGGTTTGGCAGCTCCGTTTAAAGATAGCCATAGAGATTCTTGGGAGAAAGAACTTTTCGACGGAGCCTACCAGAAAAGCGATGAGTACAAATACCAGGTAGCAAACGGTGAGCCATTGCCTCTTATGTTGGCTATTGAAAGACCTGTTTACGGAAGTGTGCGATTTAGAGGTGCTGACGAATCAGAAAGTGCAAGCCCAAACTATCTTCTCAGTAGCATTGATAGTACTCGTGCACAGTACGGTGATGTTGAGATAGTCATGAAGCCTTCTGTCAATAAAAGAAGCACCTGTACCATGGGTGATTCTGGAATGGTTGGTTATAATCACACTGGGAAAGATCCTGGTTTTATTTCTTCTGTTAAGAGTCAGCATAATGCAAACATGGTGATGGCACTTTTGAATCGTGCGGATGACCTGCTTCGGGGAGGCGAGCCAGATGTTCTCCTTTCGGCTATACGAAGCAAAGACAAGAAAAGAATTGCTACTCTTGCGTCGCAGGTAATTTTACCAAGATATAGGTTTTGTGAAGCACAGATTCACGGCGGGATCAACTTAGCTAAAGATGTTGCTAGCATCAGGATCCCTTCGAATGGATCTAAAGATCATGTTATTGCAATAGCAAGGAAGTATAAGATACCTGTTTATGAGCGTATATACAACAGGAATACAGGATCAGAAAAATTAAAATTGGTAAGAAGAAATTGGGATCCTGACACTTATAAGATACCACCAATTGAATTTTGATTAGGCAGGAGGTCAACATGAATGCATTTATTATGAGTAGAGAGGCATTGAAGAAAAAGAAAGATGAAGTGAAGATGGACGACTCCATTTTCTGGGAAGAGTATTTAGAAGAAGATTTTCCTGACAACCCGATTGTCCTGGCAGACCTGGAAGAAGGCAAACAGGAAAAGCTCAAAAAATTATTTGAGTGAGGTGTGAAATGCTGGATAAACTTTTGAAGGGGTTAAAAGGTGGTCCCGGTTCTGGCAACTTTGGTCACAGTGGTAGACCAGGACAGGTGGGAGGTAGTGGTGGCGGAGGTGGAAGAGGTGGTGGAAGTAGAGGAGGTTCTGAGTTTCATGCAAGTGAAGCAAAGAAGCTGCATAAGGAACACACTGCTATTGCAAAGTATGTTCTTGGAAGCGGTAAAGACGTAAGAGTGGATTATAATGGTTTTCACTGGAGCAAAGATGGCGGTTATGCTCACAACAAAATTCAAAAGATGAAAGGGAGGATAATAGCCAGAGGGTTTAAACCTGTTCCATATAATAAGGAAGATTACGGTGATATGTACTATGATAATGTGTACAAAAATGCTCATGGAGATGTGTTCAATATACGAGAACACTACGGAGCAACATCAGCGTCAAACGCCTTTAGAGTGAATTATCTTCCCAATAATTGGGAAGGGATTAGTGATGCAGTACAGAGCGGTTCCGATTTTCACAAACCAGGCCACAAAAACAGAGGCAAAATGGATGTTGCTGCTTACAAGAAAATGGATTCAAAAGGTAAAGAAGAAGCTCTGAAATCTCACATGGCCGACTACAAGGAACGATATGTGCCTAAAGCTAAGTGGGACAAGAAAACTTCAAAGCTATCTGCAAAAGGTAAAAAGCAGTGGATGGATATGAACAGGAAGATCGGTGAATTTGAGGGTTTGTGGAGAGGCACTGCAAATAAAGGATGGTCCCACAAAGGAACGACGAGAAGAAAGTTCTGGCATGTGGCAGTCAGGTATCAGGAGATTGCTTCTGATATAGCAGCAGTAAGAGATGCAATAAAATAGGAGGCCAACGATGTCTTTTCTTGAAGATGTAAAAGAGATGATTGAAAAAACAGTTACTGACGAGGAAGAAAGAGGAAAGCTTCTGAAGATCGCTGAGGAGATAGACAAGCTGGAAGACGAAGCTGGTGAGTGATGTGTTCAAAGTGTGAAACGCCGTTGTTCAAAGCATTAAGCAAGGAACTGCTTCCCGTTGTTTTGAAGGAACGGAAAAAACTTTGGCGTTGGAATCGATACATCGAAATGACTCAAAAGATGGAAGCGAAGATCTTTTCTTTCGTCGTGAGGTATTTTAGAGCACAGCGCCGTGTGTTCCTCAAAAGAGCCGAGAAGCAATTTGTGTGGAAGAAAACGGATGTGGCTGCATCATTCTGGCGGTTCTATAACCGCAGTGATTGGGACGAAAGATTCAGAAGTGAAGGATTGCCATTTCTTCGTGAGCTTTATTATGAGTTCGGTGTCGACGCAATCAGAGAACTCGAAAAAAGAGTGGGGCCAATTGGCATAAACTTTACTGAGTACAATGACTACATTGAGCCATTTGTAGAAGACTACACCATCAGATTGGCAACAGTAATTAACGATACAACTGAAACCGCTCTTCGTGGATCGGTGATGGAAGGAATAAAACTTGGAGAATCGATGCCACAAATAAGAGACAGGATAAAGACTGTTTTTGACCAAGCAGAAAATTACAGGGCAATGGTAATCGCCAGGACAGAGACCATACGGGCATCCAACCAGGGAGCTCGTCTTGGGTATCAAGAGTCGGGAGTTGTCACTGAAGTTGAGTGGCTCACGGCGTTTGATGAGAGAACTTGTCCCTTTTGTGCATATATGGATGGCAAACGTGCATCCGTGGACGGTTTGTTTTTCAAAAAAGGTGCTACATTGGATGTGGAAGGACAGAGATTGGTCTTTGGTTATGAAGAGATTTCTGCTCCCCCGCTTCACCCGAACTGCAGATGTTTTGCTGATGGGCAAGTTGTTGTTTACACATCTAAAGGATGGAAACAAATACAGCATATAATAGTCGGTGATCTGGTTCTTACGCACAATGGTAGGTTCAGAAAGGTAACAGAGCTGATAAGAACCCCTAAACAAAAACCTGCGATGACTACTATATGGCTTAAAACATCAGGTGGTAGTTACAGGACCAAATTGTCATTAACATCTAACCACCATATTTTGCTAAATGGATCTTGGCAAGAAGCTGGTTTAGCAAAAGCTGGCGATTCTGTTAATTACTTGACTTTGGAAAATTGTAAATGGTGTAGCGATCCTGTTCCTTCTTATTTTGAACGAGGCATTTGTTCGTGTAGCTGCAATAGCAAACTGATTACTCAGCGCCAGTGGAGTGACCCTGAACATCGATTGCTTATTTCTCAGAAGATTAGTAAGAAAAATAAAGAACAGTATGCCAATGGAGATCGTGATCGTTACAAACAAACAGAGAAGGCACACGTCGCCATAAAGAGGATGGCAGAAGAAGGAAGACATCCTTACCAACAAGAAGAAAATAAAGAAAAGTTTAGGAAAAGAACGAATAGCAAAGAACAAAGATTCAGAGCGTCATTGAGGATGAAAGCTGATAACCCAAGTTTTGATCCTGAGGTGAGGCAAAGGATGACCGAATCTTATAAGAAGACTATACTAGCATTTCCAGATAGGCACCCAAACAGAATTATGGCTCAAAAGGGGTTTATTAGCTCACTGGAGAAAAGGATGATGCATATTTTAGATGCTTTAGATCTGAATTATGAGCATCAATTTCCAGTTCTAAATTTCTTTGTTGACTTTGCTTTGAAGGATTTGAAGGTTGCTATTGAGGTAGATGGTCGTTATTGGCACGACAAAGATCCAGAAAAAGATTTACTGAGGCAGAAAAAGATCGAAGAGGAAGGCTGGACTGTTGTTAGATTTGACAATAATGATCTAAAGAAGGAAAGTTTAGTCAAAGAAGAATTGCAAAGGATTGTATCAAACCATTCTGGAGAATATGGTTTTATGCAAGTAGAAGTTGTTAAAGTGGAGCATTGGATTCCAAAAAAGGCTAAGATGCTCTACAACTTGTCAGTTGAAGAAGATGAATCGTATGTTGCAAAAGGATTTGTCGTTCACAACTGCACATTGGTTCCGATAGTGGATGAATCTGTGTTTGAGTAAGTTGTCTAAAATATACATTTTGGTGAGTGTGGAACATTTATATAGTTGAGGAGGTAATGGGATGGAATGGATCACTACTAGGATCAGTTTAGATGAACTTGTTAAGGTAAATGCCGACCCGGCATTTATTGAAACTGTCAAACTGATCGCAAAGAATTTCGGCATTAAGGAAGAGGATGCTGAGTTTGTACGGAAGGGGATCACGCCTTCCGATTTGAAAGTGGACGAAGAGGAAAAAGCAATCGTCAGTTACATTACGACGAAAGCAGTAGACAGGGATGGGGAGATTGTTGATCCTGATGGTGCCATCCTAGACGACTACCGAAAACATCCTGTCGTTCTTTTCGGCCATGACTACAAACAGCTTCCTATCGGAAAAAACATCTGGATCAAACAAGACAAAAAGGGACTGGTAGCAAAGACAGTCTATGCCAACCATGCTGAGGCACAGAAGGTTTATCAATACCGCAAAGACGGATTTCCTCTTGCTCAGTCGATAGGCTTTGTGCCTGTTGATGTTGAGGACTTTCCAGCTGAAGCACAGCAGAAGAATGGTGGCGTGAAAAGGCACTACAAGAAATGGGCACTCCTCGAATATTCAGATGTGCCTATTCCTTCCAACCCCGAAGCACTTCAGGTTGCAATCTCAAAAGGTCTCAGTTTTCCTGAAACCCTCAAAGACAATCCTCAGTATGATCCTGAGACGGTGATCAAACTTGAGGATATCGAAGCTACAAAAGAACAACCTGAACCTGAAACAAAGGACGAGATGGAAGAAACAATCGAGAAGGTGGAGACCACAGCTTCTCTGCATAGAATTCCTGTTCCCGACGAGGAAGGGGAGCACGAAGGACACAAGATCAGGACGATTACCATTTCCGAAGATGACGGGATTCAAGCGTTGTATTGTGTAGACTGCAAGACCAACATCACCTATCTTTTTGACAAGGAAGAGTGGGATCTTGACGAAGCAAAAGATTGGGTGAAAGAGCACACAAAAGGCGAAGAGGAAGAAGAAGAGGAAAAAGAAGAGGAAACTGAAGAGAAGAATGTGGTCTCCTCTGTTGCTGTTGTAAAGGCGATCCACGATCAGATCGACGAAGGCGTTGATGTCATTGACACCCTGTTCTTGGAAGGCGACATCACGAATGGAAAAGTCATTCTTGGTCGCAAGTATGGCGACAGCTTCATGATTCACGGAGCTGTCTTTTCCTACAGTGTGATTGACGACGAAGTTGAACTTGGTGATCAGTATTTGATTGACGCTGAGGAAGTCAAATCGATCTACCCCGAATACTTCGTCGTGAAAGAGGAAGAGGAAAACGAAGACATCGTTGAAAAAGCTGGTCGTGTTCTTTCGAGCCGTAATGTATCTCTGATTGAGGAAACCATTGACCAGGTGAAGGAAGCACTCGCTGCACTTGAAGATCTGCTTACTTCTGTTTCTGGAGAGAAAGAGGAAAAAGAAGAAGGCGAGGAAGAAGTTGTTGAGAAACAAGTTGACCTCACTGGTATTGAAAAAGAATTGGAAGAAAGAAAGGAAAAAGAAGTTCCGAAGGAACAGGACATTAAAGAAGAAGATGTCCGAAAATTGCTTGAAGGTGTTCTCGGCAATGTCGAGAAAACACTTTTGAATAAGGCCACAGAAGCTGCGGAAATTTCTATCCGCAAACTTTTGGGCAAAGTTAGCTGAGTCCGCTTGTCAGGGATTCACACATCGACGGAGATAGATCGGAAGCTATCAGTCGGTGTTTCCTGGGGATAAGGGAAGTCGGCCTTTAGACCAACTTTCTAGGAGGAAAGGAAATGACGATTAAAGAACTCGAAAAGCTTCTCTCTGACATGGTCGAGAAACAGCTGAAGGGTATGGGCCAGACGATCACGGACAAGGTCAAAGAAGAGATCAATGACCATATCGAAAAAACTCTCAAAGAGAAAGTTCCCGGTTCGGCTCTTGTCCCCGATGAGGATGAACTTCTCAAACAGAAAAACAAAGACCCGAAGTTTGGGTTCAAGGATTTTTCGGAATTCGCTATGGCTGTTGTCAAAGCGGAGCCGAAGGCTGGTGGGCATGTTGATGACCGACTCAAAACCATGCAGGACGTCATCAAGAAAGCCGCTGGTACTTCCCTCACGGGTGGCGACAGTGAGTATGGCGGATATCTGATTCCTGAAGGCTTCCGCACGCAGCTTTTTGAGATTGTTGTTGAGAAGAGCAACATTCTTCAGAAAGCGATCATCGTTCCCATGCAGAACACTTCTGTTTCGATTCCTTTCATCAATGATATGGATCACAGCGGAGGAACGGTGCATGGTGGTGTTCAGTTCTACTGGCTCGACAGCGCTGGGCAGAAAACTGAATCTCGTCCGAAATTCGGTAAAGTCCAGATGCGCCTCAACAAGCTCGCTGGTCTTTGCTATGTCGACGACGAACTTCTCACGGATTCCCCGATTTCGATGGAACCGCTTCTCACTCGTATGTTCACGGATGCTCTGGCTTGGACGCTGGACAATGTGTTCATCAACGGGAACGGTGCTGGACAGCCCATGGGGATTCTCAATGCTCCCTGTCTGATTTCTCAGACCGCTGAAACGGGGCAGGCCGCTGCTACCATTCTCTACGAGAATATTATCAAAATGTATTCTCGGCAGTACAACAAGTCTGGTAGTCAGTGGTGGGCCAACGACGAAATTCTTGCACAGCTTCTGACCATGTCTCTCACGGTCGGAACTGGTGGAGGCCCTGTGTATATGCCTCCGGGCGGAGCCTCTGTTGCACCTTATGACACGCTCCTCGGCAAGGCGATCAACTGGACGGAACATTGTCAATCTCTTGGAACGGTCGGAGATATTTTCTTCTGCGACTGGACTCAGTACCTGATCGGTCAGAAAGCTGGGATGGCGGGACCGAAGTTCGATTCGTCCATCCATCTCAAATTCGATTACGATCAGACCGCTTTCCGTTTCGTTTTTAGAGTTGATGGACAGCCCTGGTGGCCTTCGGCGTTGACTCCTCGTTACGCCACTTCGCACACCAAGTCTCCGTTCATCGCTCTGGCGACTCGGTCTTAATTAACGGCAGGAGGTGATTTACCAATAATGGTTGACCGAAGATGTAAATCTCCTGAAGTTGAGTTGGAGAGAAGAAGAAAGATTTCTGAATCCATGAAGAAACGAATCGCTGTTCATGGCAATAATAACAAGCGATTTGGAGCAAGTGGTTCTGAAAATTATTTCTTTGGGAAATCTCATACTGACGAGACAAAGGAGAAGAATCGACAAGCACATATTGGTAAAGAGCAGTCTCCTGCAGTAAAAAGACTTAAATCAATTAAGTCAAAGGAAATGTGGAGAAGTCGTTCTTGCGAGATCATTTCTCTAGTCGGTTCAAAGATAAGTGTTGCTAAGAAAGGGAAGTCTTTTTCTAAGGAGCACAAGCGAGCCTTGAGTGAAGCGAGGATTCGTTATTGTCAGAGATTTTTAAGTAGTGCTGCTCGTGACGGATACACTCGTGCATTCTCAAATAAACTAAAGGAACTGATTCGTGAGAGAGATGGGTTTAAATGTAAATACTGTGGAAGAACACAATCGGAAAACGGGCAAGCTCTGAGTGTTCATCACATTGACTATGACAAGACAAATTCAGATCCTAGAAATTTAGTATCGCTTTGTGCTTCTTGTCATGCAAAAACGAGCGCTGGTAACAGCGCCTCTAAGAGAAGGTGGACACATATTTTTAAAGAAACAAATTTGATGGAGGTAGGAAACTATGCAGGAACTCAAACAGGAGCTCAGGGTAGACAACCTTGTGACGCCTTGATCTCAGGGCCATTGTACGGTGACGTATGATGAAAAACTCCGTGAACTCATGGAAAGTCTTTTTAGAAGACAATCATGAGCCAAGCTTCTTGAAATCAAGAAGAAGGTGCAACGACTATCCCGAAAGGGAGTACACCACAAGCCAATGGTGGTGGAAGCGCGGAGCATCTCTTAAAAGAGATGGTGATATAGTCTGCTCCCTATGGTGACATAGGGCAGTCCGAATTGGACGGCTTAGGACTTGCGACCCTAAGTGAACATAAAGGCAAGATGTGGCCACGGCTACTACGGTCAGCACGAACACGAGCATGTATCGTTCTATGGCCCAGTACCACCTTGGCCTTGTTGTGATCATTGCCCATCTGACGAATGCAAAGACGGCTGTTTGCCAGCTTACTTGTGCGTCTGATGCGGCAGGAACCGGGAAGTCGAATGTCTCTGGAAAGACGGTTACGCTTACTGGAACGACGGCGGCTCCCGAACAGGTTGGCTCGATTGAGTTCAACGCCATGGATCTGCGTCTGACTGGTGCTACGCTGATCTTTGCTGGTGTTGACATCACGACCAACCAGAATGGCGACGATGTTGGTGCCGTTCTTATTCGTAGTGCCGCTCGGTACTATGAAGGCTCCAGCCTCGATGCGTAAGTGATGTGAAGTTGTAGCATAGAAGGGGAGGGATATGTTCTTCCCTCCCCTTTTCAAAATGGAGGTAACCACCATGGCGAAGAAGAAAGGCAAAGTGAAAAAGCAGAAGAAAGCAAACACCCCTGTTCAGGTGCAGGGCAAAAAGAAGAAAAAGAAATAGATGGGAGAAAAACCATGAGAGTAGAAATCATTCATGAATGGCTGGGCAACAAGCCGGGGACTGTTTTGGATCTTATTCCTGTCAAGGCGTTTGAACTTGTGAACAGAGGCGCAGCGAAGTTTATTGATAAACCTGTAGTCGATCCTTTCACTGGTCGTGCCTATGAGGAAGAGTCTGAAGAAACTGAAACGGAACCTGCAAAAGCAATCGAAAAGGCTCCGAAGGATAAAATGATTCGGAGAGGTGCCGCCCATGCGGTAAACAAATAACCCTTCAAAAAAATACAGGCATATTGATCCTGCAATGGGATCATTGTTCTGAAAGGAGAACATTATGCAGACACGAGCTTACTGGAAACAATTCAACATGACTTTTAGAGACGAGGTCTACGGGCCGGACAAGAACGCCTCTCTTTGGCAGCTTTGCCCTCTTGTAGCTCTTCTTGACCCTTCCATTGCTCACACCTTCTATGATGACTTTTACATTCAGCCCTCTACCAAGGCTTCTGCTTGGGGTGCGTGGACTGTCGTGGAAGATGATGGGGCTAGCGGAACAGACGGAGTTACCGACGGCATTGCTGGTATTTACACTCAGTATGCTGACGGTGACGCCAATGACGAATCCTACCTGATCTCTGCTAACGAAACCTGGAAATTTGCTGCAGGGAAATCCATGTGGTTTGAAGCGAAGGTCGGAGTCATCGAAGGAGCCACCAATGAAGCGAACCTGATTGTTGGCCTGATGGATGCGGCTGGGGCAGACTCTCTGCTTGATACTGCTGGCGGCCCTGCCGCTTCTTATGACGGAGCAGTTTTCTTTGTTCTCGGTGGCGCTCTTTCTTATTATGCTGAGTCTTCCAACGCTGCTTCTCAGACCACTTCTGATGCCCTTGGAACCATCACCAGTGGAACAGCCAATAAATTTGGGTTCTTTTTCAAATCTGAATCCACCTCCGACACGACTGGTACGATCCAGTTCTATGTAGACGGAGTTGCTGTTGGAGATGAACACACCATTACTTTGGCAGGTCTTGAGGAAATGCACGCCATTATTGGTGTGAAGGGTGGATCAAGCGCGGCTGAAGAGGCTTTCTTCATCGACTACATCAAAGTCGTGCAGATTCGATAATTATCATTCTGCATAGTAGGAGGTGAGCGATGGCGGGAAGCGTGATGACATTTACAGAAGTAACACACGGCTCGGTCAAAAAGATCAAGGCTGTGTGGACTTCTGACGATACCACCGGAGCAGTTAGT